GGAGTATTCTTTTTATTAATTTTAGTAATCCACAGACGCCGTATATGAATTGGTAGATTGTATATATCATCCCAACTCCAGCGACCTTCTCCATACCACAATAAATCAAAAAGTTGTTCGTGAAATTGTACTCGTTGTTTTGGATTAAAACCAAAAAAAGTTTGATCCAAGTTGAAACCTAGATTTGAAGGTGCTCCCATCTTCACCTTCGAATTCCATGTTATAATCTAAACCATGCATGTTATCTAGTATGTATTTTCTAAATGCACGAGCATCTGCAGCTAAAAAATTAAATTTAACAAATTCATCGATGTGGTTGCGATCTGTATTACCGTTAACTGACTGTATGGATTTCTTTAAAAAATCTGATAATGCATGTTCCGGATCAATGGTTTTTGATTCTTTAACGTTGATGTATTTGAATTTTAAAACATCTTTGGTGCTTGTAATAAATTCAAATTCACCGTTTTCATCGGATTGTAAATCAAATGGCAATGATGTTAATTTACTCAAATCTACAGTACGTTCAATCGGTTTAGATGTTTTTGGATCTGTTAAGGATACTGAAATTTCTTTTCCGTATGCATGTATTCTAGCATAAACTACTAGTGCCTCTAAATCTGCATTTGATAAATCGTCTGCTACAACATTTGGTGTTATTAATAATGATTCTATTAACTTGTTAAGCATAATGCCGTTTGAAATATATGTAGAATTAGTTAATATATCCTCATCATATGCAGTCATATATCGCATTTCAACTACACCTTCTCGCAGTGGAGATGATTCTGGGTAAATCAATCCGGCACTCGGCAATGGAACAACATATCCAGGTACTTTTGTGCGTTGTTGTTTTTCATAGTTTTGACGTGCTAGATTGATAAGATTTTGTGATTCTAAACGGTCGGTAACTTTGGTCATATATGATTCCTTTTTTTAATTTATAACTTTATTATAAATATAAAGAACACAAAAAATGGGAGCCATTTGACTCCCATAACAATGTTATAATATCGATTAGTAACTTAAGAATGCCCAATCGTATCTGATGTTTAATTCAATTTGCATTACCTCATCAGTATCCCATCCTAGTGTTCCAAAATTTGAATCCACAATGAATGCACCTTTCAAAAGCCATTCTTCAATAACTTCTCCGAGTGGAGATAATTGATGCAATTTAATTTCCTTTTTATAGAATGAAGAATATCCGTTACGACCAGTTGCTGATTCGTGATGTAAACGTATCCATTCCATTACTGCTTGTGCTCCGGATGGAACAATTGCATCATATAATGTTACGCTAATAGCATTCCATTCAGATTTACCTTTAACATAACGTTTAACGTTAATGTGATCTAATGCAATTTCGTTGTTATTAATTGTAGGCTTAGCAGCCGCTTTGATTAAATATGATGGAATTCCATCTACAATCATAACAAACTGATTGGATTTTTTCGGTTCCCATTTATATGCTGCTTGCCAGTAATTATTCTCATCACCAAAATCTGTTAACGCTGAATTAACTTGATCATTTAATGCCATCGTATTTTCCTTATTATTTTCTTATAAATATCAACAACGTAAAAAAGGCAGAACTATGTCCTGCCTTTATCTAGAAAATAAATTTACTATTCCGGGAACGCTGCTCCGGTTGGTTGAATATTAAAATCTAATATAATAAATTCAGCCGTACGAGTCGGTTGCAAGAATATTTGTCCGTATAGAATATTCTGATCAATAATATCCGGTGTATTATTTGTTTGATCCATAATAACTCGGAAAGCAAATAAACCTTGCTGAGCTCTTACTGATTCTAAATACGGATTCACAATGCTGGTAAATCTAGCTCTTGTTTCTACGGTATTTTGATCGAATACTAAATAGCGTGTTGACGATGCAATAAATTTCTTAACCGCGATAAGTAAACGGCGAACATTTACGCGATCTAATGCACTCGGTCTACCTTGTAGTGTCTTTTGACCCCAAATCACAATTCCGTCGTTAGGGAAGTTTGCAATAGGGTTAATACGAGCTTCATACAATGTGTTGCGTTGTGCTTGTGATAATGGTACATATGTATCAGATACAGATGTCAATCCTCCACGATTCAAACCAGCTGGCAACGTCTGCTATTGTAGCCGTTAATGGATTTGAATCCATCACATAGAAAGCATCTTGTCTGCCGGTACATAAATTTCTTGCAATTGATGTTACAGATGAATGTAAACTTTGCAAAATACCAGGAGTAATCAACATGTTAAAATCATAGTAATCAGTGTTGCTTAACAATGAGAATGCTTTGTTATATGCTTTAGTACCTGTTGCTGTGCTGCTATCACATTTAAATCCAAATGTATTTTCTGCAGTTATGTTGTTTCCTGAGAATTTTGGTAAATTAGGACGAGCTCCATCAAATCCGCCTTGCATTGGAAGCATGAATTTTCTAGTAGCTAATGCAACATTAGTTGTAAATGTCGAACTACCTGCAGTTAATGCTGTTTCTAAACTTCCTGAATATGCACTTGTTGCTGACGGGAAACCTGCTTGAGCATCTTGTGATACATCTCCTAAATAGAAATCTGCATTGCTACCAGTTGTTAATACTGCCGCATCTGGTAATGGTGCAAGATATACCATGTTATTTGCTGAGGTATAATCAAATCCTAAATAATTTGCAGAACTATATGAATTAACAACTTGTGATGTTTTATATGTTGCTGCTTTTAAATGTATAGACCCTGATGCAACCGGTACCGGTGTATTAGGTGCACGGAATCCGAATGGAATCAAAGATTTTTCATTAGTTTTAGATGATACCGCTTCTTTTACTTGTACACGAATGTATTTAGATATGTTAGGATAATCGCCATTAACTGTTAATACACCATCATCAGATACTGTTTGATAACGATCTCCAATTCTTTTTGCAATATAATTAGGTGAATCTGGATCTAAGTTTACATTGCTAAACGTTTCTACAATTTCTGGTGTCTGATCAGTGTCTGCAGATGAATATGGAGAATTCACAATATTTGCATTGTTAATGCGACGTACTTCTACTGTAAATTGAGCATATCCGTTTGGATCTGTTACTTCTGCTGATGTTTTAATATCTCGAATACCAACCTTAACATCATAGTTTGTAGATAATCCATGTGACAATGAATGAATCTTAAATAAGTCTTTAGTAACACTTCCAAGTTTCTGAGAAGTGATCCATGGTGTAGATGCAGATTTATAATCTTGTACAAATGCATAATCATATATAATTGCTAATTCTACAGAAACATTTCCTAGATTATTGAACAATGATGTTGCAGAAGAATTTTCATACTGCACATAAACCGGATAATCTACAGATTTTGGTGATTTTCCGAATATTTTAGTTATGTAACTATTTGAGTTTGGATTAATAGATGCTGATACTGAAGCACCATTACCTGCTAAGTATGAACCGCCAAATCCTGGTACAGTTGCACTAGTAAATGATCCAGATACTTTGATTTCAAAACTTCCGGATTGATAATTATTAATTAAAGATGATTCAAATACGTTTGTAGTAGAATCTACATAATTAACAGGTTGAGTTGGATGTAAAACGTGTGTTACAACTTTTACTTGTCCAGCTCCGCTACCAGATGATGCAATAACTGCTAATACACCATTACGTAATGAATAACCATCTTCATACAAAAGACGAGTTACTGTTAATACATTTCCATTTCTTAAATATTCCGCAGCTGCGAATGGTACATATGAGTCATCTGTATATGATCCGAATATTTGTTGAAATTCCGAAAATGATGAAACTTTTGTAGGTACAAGTGCAGGTCCTTTTACTGTTGGTCCTACAATCGCCGCACCTATCTGACCAACTGCTGCCGGTAAAAACGATTGATCTACTTCGTTCGTAAATACCCCTGGCGATACAATTCTTTCTGCCATTAAATTACTCCTTTGATTGTTTATTTATAATAAATATATTGTGCTAAAGCCTAACCTAGGCATTTGGAGTAAATGTACCAGTTGTGATATCTATTTGACCATCACCGTATCGTTCTTTTAGTTTTTCAAGTAGTTCCGTTTCTTGATCACGGAGTTTTTTAAATTCATCCATTAATGCGGTTTTGTTGTCTTCTAATACACGTTGTTGGGCATTAACCATTTCTTGTTCGATAGTAAGACTACCTAAATAACGGGCATTTGTGTTAAACTTTTCTTGCAACTCTCGAATTGCTTCTACATGTTCTTTGTCTAATTTTTGTGTCATAACTTTCTTAATATTAAATGTATATTATATAGTAATAAAATTATTTGAAAAATCAAACCAGTTTATCTACAACGTCGAATATATGAGTAAGACCATCGGCCCAATAATGCTGCATTTCTTCTTGAGTGCATGTTGTGGGATCAATAACATATGTAGGATATGATTGACCTCGATACACTGATATTATTTCCATACTGTCTGTATAAATAGTTTTAAAAACTAAATATTGAGTTTCTGGATTAAAATTTGATTGCATAATAATCTCTAAAATAATTTTCTAATCGAAGTTGTAGTGATTCATTCACCCATTCTTCGGTTATTAGTCCAGCTGCGATAGTACCTCCGCCGTTAACAAAAGATGTACCGTTACCGAATACTATATAACTATTTTGCCATGTTGTGCCGGTAAAACTATCGATAGGACCAAATGTGTTAACCATGTTTTTAGTACTATTAACATATATTTCTATTTCGCTACCAACACCATTAGGTTGTTTTAGTCTAGCTTTAATTGTAAGTAATACCCAATCACCTCTTCTAGTTTTTGCATCACCAGCTGTCCACATACCATAATTTGTACTAGAATACGTGTTACCAACAAATGTTACTTCAAAACCACCACTAAGGGATTCTACAATTAAATCACCAGATGTACCGGTACCGGGAAATAATGATTCATTGGTTTTACAAAATAACACTACGCCGTTGGCTGCAGGTACACGACAAACCATCATTAAGGTCATTTCATCAGTATTGGTCATGTTAGGTACTGCAGTATTTAGTACACCGAATGCATCATTACTATCAAATGTAATTGCTGCTCGGTTGTTGTTTACTGCTTGAGAAACATACAGTGGATCTGATGCGACTGTAAATGATGATATTGTAGATTGTGTTAATGGATTATACGTACCTAATAGGTTTGTCACAGCAGTAACGTTTGTTCCAGATAACGTCATGTTGTCAGCATTCCAATAAAAGAACGGACAGTCATTACGAGCTGATGCCAGTAAAACCGGATCTTGTACTTTTTCTTTGTTATAAACAGTTCCGGAAACAGTACCGCTTTTATATCCTGATAGCCGTCGTGCCATACCTAGTCCGGTTTTTACTCCTTGTAGACGACCTTGATTATATCCTCGATTAAAACCAGATTGTGACATGATTAATAGAATTCGCCGTTAACAAATATACTTGAAGTAGAACCACCTGATAAAAACACAGAAGCTGATGTTTGCATTGTTAAGAATGTGTTCGGAGCTAA